ACGAGATAGCGTAGCGTCTCGTGGGCTCGGAGATGTGTATAAGAGACAGTGCCAACACCGTTCGATATTATTAGTGGCGCATTGAAGGATATTGGCGCATTAGAAGCTGGTGAAGTGCCATCAAATGATGCAGCGCAAGATGCGTTGGTAATGTTAAATCTGCTTGTTGACCAATGGTCTAATGAAAACATGATGGTTTTTAACATCCAAGAAATTATTTGGAATGTTATACCAGGCCAAGTTCAATATACGATAGGACCAAACCACACTACGCCAAATTTTATTGGTGCAAACTTTACTGGGTCAATTCAAGGCAAGATTTTAACTGTTACTTCTATTGAGGCTGGTGCCGTGGTTGTTGGCCAATACCTTACTGGCACTGGAATTAATGAAGGCACAAAGATTGTTTCTACAATAACTGGTGCTGGTGGTAACGTTAACGAAGTTGGTACGTATTTACTTAATGTCAGCTATCCAAATGGCGTTGCATCAACGGCAATACAAGCTTATTACTCTAAGCCATTAAATATCAATTCTGCTTATGTTCGTATTGCTACAAGCCAAAGCGGAACGCCTGTATTGAATGGCGGGATTGATTATCCAGTAGCTGTTTTGGCATTGGATAACTACAATTCTATTGGCCTTAAAACGCTAAATGGGCCGTGGCCAAAAGCATTATATTTCAATGCAAATGAAGATTCCGGCAACGTATTTTTATGGCCTAACCCAAGTCAGGGTGAAGTACATATGTTTGCTGAAACTTTATTTAGAAATTACGATTCACTTTATGATGATGCCACGTTACCGCAAGGTTATACTTTGGCATTGCGCTGGTGTTTAGCAGAACGATTAATGCCCATGTATGGCAAAACTAATCCAGTATTAGTAGCCCAAATTGGCGCATTTGCAGCCCAAGCTAAAGCTACGTTAAAAAGTACCAATATGGCACCAATGCGTGTTTCACGTTATCAGGATGCGTTATTAATGAGTAAAGCCAAAGATGCTGGCTGGATTCTTACAGGGGGCTTTACCCAATGATTACTTATTCTTGGACTATTACGGCTTTAAATTCTTACCCAGAATACATGGGGAATCAGGATGTTGTTTTTACTATATTTGCAACTTACACAGGCACGGATGGTACATATTCTTCAGATATTCATTTAAGCCAAGCTTTAGTTCTTGATTCTGATGCAACATATACGCCGTATGCTGATTTAACTGAACAGCAAGTTTTAGGCTGGCTGTTGGCTGCATTAACGCCATTACAAATAGATCAAATGCAGTCAAAAATAACTGCACAAATTATTGCGGATAATCAACCACCTTTTGTGCAATTACCATTGCCGTGGAGTAATTAATTATGGCATCAACTACTTTTATTGATAACCAAACAACTATTTATGCTGCATGGCTAAATGATGTAAACAATGCTGTTTATAACGGTGTTTTTGTATCGCCAACAATAACAGCAACGTCAATGGTTTGTACTGGAACGGCTTCTGGTGCTGGTTTTACAAATTTAATTAATAATGTGTTTGCTTCACCAGGCGCAATTGGTAGTGCAACACCGAATACAGGTGCATTTACTACGTTATCAGCAACAACTTTAACAGCTACAACTTTAACAGCTACTACATTAAATGCTACTGCAGTAACTACGCCATTGCCATTAAAAGGCACAACATCAGGAACAGTATCTTTAACTGTTCCAGCGGTGGCGGGTACAAATACAATTACTTTTCCAAGTGGATCAGGAACAATTTCTGTTAATGGGTTAAGTTCTAATATTGTTAGTGGTACGGCTGTAAGTGCATCGGGAACTTCTGTTGATTTTACTGGAATTCCTAGTTGGGCAAAACGAGTTACTGTAATATTTAATAGCGTTAGCACAAATGGAACAAGTGAATATCTTGTTCAAATTGGAACATCAGGTGGCGTTCAAAATACTGGTTATATATCTTATTCAAGTAGATTATCAAATGCTTCAACAAGCACATCATCAACTGCTGGATATGTAATAAATATGGCTTCTGCTGGTGATAGTTTATTTGGTGGAACAGTAGTTTTAAATTTAATTAGTGGTAATGTTTGGATAGCTTCAGGATGTATGGCTTATTTAAGCGGAACAATTACTACTGGCGGCACTAAAGATTTAGGTGCAACATTAGATAGAGTACGAATTACAACAGTAAATGGTTCTCAAACATTTGACGCTGGATCAATTAACATTATGTGGGAATAATGCCTGATTTCGGATTTGTAGGTCCATCATACGAAGCACCTAGTATTTACCAGGATGATCAAGAATGTATTAATTTCAGACCAGAAATTGATCCATTAAAACAGCCTGGTATGTACGGGGTAGTTGCGCTTTATCCAACGCCAGGATTAGTAACAAAGCTTACTTTAAACTACGCAGAAGTTCGTGGTATGCGTAACATATCAAGCGGCAATTACATGGCCATTGTTTGTGGCCCTTATGTTTATATTGTCGATACTAATTTAACGCCAACTTTAATTGGAACATTAAATACTTCAACTGGAATTGTTGGTATTACTGACAATGGCATTAATTTATACATTGTTGATGGATCAAATCGTTATACATGGCGTGTTTCAAACCCAGCCGCAGCTACATTTAGCGGAACAATATCAGGAACTACATTAACTGTATCTTTAATGAAAAGCGGCACTATTGCTGCGGGGCAACAATTATTTGGTTTGGGTGTTACTGCTGAAACTGTAATTACGGCTTTAGGTACTGGAACTGGCGGTGTTGGTACTTATACTATTAACATTAGTCATTCAATAGGTACACAACAAGATTTTAATTCTGCAACTGCTGGTGCTGTAGTAACTGGTAGCATTTCAGGAACTACGTTAACTGTAACTGCTGTTACTAGCGGCACGTTATACCCAGGCCAAACCGTACAAGGTACAGGCATTACTGCTGGAACGATTATTACGGCTTTAGGCGGCTCTGCTGCATTGTCTTATAGCATTACAGCAGCAGGTACTGGTTATGCTGTTGGTGACACGATTACGGTGGTTGGCGGTGTATATTCAGCCCAAACTACTTACACAGTAGCAACAATTGGCGGTAGTGGTGCGGTTACTGGTTTAACTTTGGTTAGCAACGGCAACTACACAATTAAGCCTGGTTCGCCATCAACAACCACTACAAGCGGCAACGGTACAGGATTAACACTTACGTTAACTTTTGGTTCTGGTACTGGTGGAACTGGTACTTATGTTGTTTCAACATCCCAAACCGTATCATCAACCACAGTTTATGCGCTTAACTTTAGCGTTATGCCAAATAGTGATGGGGCATTTACTGGGGCAAACGTTGTTGATGTTGTGGATAACTATTTTGTTTATAACAGGCCAAATACCCAACAATTTGGTGCAACTGCACCTTTATCGCCAATATCGCCATCATTAAGTTTTAGTTCAAAAGATGGTGCGCCGGATAACTTGGTTTCACTTATTGTGGATCATAGGGAAGTTTATTTATTGGGTGAAGTATCAAGTGAAGTTTGGGTAGATAGTGGCTTATTCCCGTTTGCTTTCCAACGTATTCCTGGCACATCCACCCAGCACGGTATCGCAGCCAAGTTTTCTGTAGCTAGATTGGGTAATTCGTTTGCTTATTTGAGTAAAAATATTCGTGGTGATGGCCAAGTAATGATGATGAATGGCTACACACCAACCAGAATTAGCACTCATGCGGTAGAAAACAGCATTGAAGGCGCAGATATTAGTGATGCACGGGCATGGACATATCTTATTGAAGGCCATGAAGTTTATGTTATTAGCTTTCCAGGGTTAGATTTAACTTGGGCATACGATATTGCTACTGGAATGTGGCACAAATGGCTTTGGGTGGATACAAACAATGTATTTCACCGGCATCGTGGTAATTGCCATGTTCATTTTAATAACATGAATTTGGTTGGCGATTGGGAAAACGGCCAGATTTATATGCTTGATCCCAATACTTATACTGATGATGGTGGCGAAATCCGTAGGGTGCGCCGTGCGCCACACTTGGTATCTGATTTCCAGCGTCAATACTTTTCTGAATTACAGATTTTGTTTCAGCCTGGTGTTGGTTTGTCCGGTAACGTTACTGGCGTTAATAGTCCAACAAATGCGGTGGCTGGTGTTGCTGTAGCAGGTTTGGCAATTGCTGGTCAGAACAATTTGGCCACGTTGGGTGCAAATCCACAGGCTATGTTGCGGTGGTCAAATGATGGCGGTTCTACATGGTCTAACGAACATTGGACAACCATTGGATTGCAAGGCGCATATAAAAACCGTGCAATTTGGCGTAGATTAGGCCAAGCCCGTGATCGTATATTTGAAGTAGTGGTTACTGATCCAATTAAAGCCGTTATTGTGGCGGCTAATCTTAAAGCGGAAGCTGGGGATAACTAATGGCTAGTAGCAATAATTCAGGTAATGGCATTTGGACAAATAGTCAGAATAATCCTTACCCACAATCAGAATTTTTGGATGGACAAACAAAGCGGCCAACTAGAGCCTGGCAGCAGTTTTTTCTTGGTATACTGAACTTTACTTCAGCTACCACGGCCACCAAAGGGGCGGCTACTTTACCATCTAATCCGGTGGGGTTTATTAACATTACTGTTAATGGCCAGCCTTACAAAGTGCCATATTACAACCAATGAACAATATTATTGAACAACTTGAATCAAAAATACCTGATCGTCAGCAAATTGACAAGCTTCAGGAAGAAGTTTCAAAGCTTCCTCAGGCTGATGGATTAATTACAGATCATTTTTTTGCTGATGGTATGTATTGCCGAAGGGTATTTAGAAAAGCCGGAACATTAATTGTTGGCAAAGTTCATTTAAAGGATCATTTCTTTATTTGTACTAAAGGTGAAATCATAGCTTGGACTGAAAAAGGTATGAAGAAGCTAACAGCGGGCGATATAATTGAGTGTAAACGTGGAACAAAAAGGGTTACTTTAGCAACTGTTGATTCTATTGGCACTACGGTTCATAGAACGGATAAAACCGATTTAGACGATATAGAAGCTGAATTAATTGAACCTGATGAAAAAGCCCTTTTTGATTCTAGCAATAAGTTGAAGGATTGGGCTTTAGAACTTCAACAAAACTTATTAAAGGGAAGTTGATATGTCATTCTTAGCCGCAGCCGCAATTGTTGGTGGATCGCAATTAATTGGCGGTTATATGCAAGGCCAAGCGGCAAAAGATGCTGCTGGCCAATATGCTGCACAAGGTGAACGTGCATTGCAATATAACCAACAAATGTATGATAGGACAAATGCACAAAATGCAACTTATCGTACAGTCGGCGAAAATGCCGCAAATTTATACAACCAAAATTTAAATAATGGTTATTTTACAAATCAACCGTCAATGGATGATTTGACACGTTTAATGCCAAATTATCAGTTTGGATTAGATCAAGGTTTAGGTGGTTTTAAATCTATGATCAATGCTGGTGGTGGGCTTATAAGCGGTAATGCAATTCAAGGTGGAAATCAATTTGCCCAAGATTATGCAAAAAATTCTTTGGCTGATGCGTTTAATCAATACCAAGCTAATCGTTCTAACGTTGCAAGTAATATAGGTGCTGGCGTTCAATTTGGTCAAAACGCCAATACAATTACAGCTAATGCTGGAAGTGGTTCCGCTACTAATGCTTCAAATGTTTTATCTAGTATTGGTAATGCACAAGCAGCCGCAACAAATGCTGCTGGCCAAGCTTGGGGTAATGCAGCAAATAGTATAAGTAATTACGCTATGCTGTATGGCTTGAAGAAAATGGGGTAATTATGGCCGACTTTAATGTAGATTTAACACCTAAAAATCAACCTACCAGTTTGGCAGATTTGCTAAAACTGCAAGCGTATTCATATCAAGGTGATATTGCACAGCAACAAGCTGCACAAGCTAAACAGGCTGGAATGGAACGTGAAATATTTCAAGGTTTCATGAAAGACAAAAACAATTATTTAAATGATCAAGGTGATATTGATATAGATAAAGTAAATTCTGTATTGCCAGTTATTGCGCCATTAACAGGTCATGAATATGCTGCAAAACTTAGCACTTTAGCTAAAAACAATACTGAAGCAAAAGACGCAAAACTTAATTTTGACAACAAAGAACGTAATGTTGTTGGCGCAGTATATTCATCATTGGCTTATGCTGGTGTACAAGACCCAAAAGTTTATCAAAGTGCTTTAAACAATCTTAAAGAACAATTTCCAAACAGCAAAAATATTCATCGTTATGCTGATGCAGCCATTTCAAATTTAAATATGGCGGGCAAAGATGGTAAAGATTTGCCTAAAATTGCATTGCAAACAGCAAATCAATTGCTATCGCCTCAAGATCAAAATGCAATGTTTGCACCTAAAGCAACAACCGGCACAGTAGGTGGGCAAGCCGTTGGTATTGTTACGCAACCATCAGTTGCAGGTAGCAAACCTACTGTTGAAGCTGCACCATTGGGTGGTGGAAGCGGTACGCCAACACCGGCACCAACACAAACTAATAAACAAAAGCGAAAATTAATTAATGAAGATGAAAGTTTAAATTACAAAGCGCAAACAAGCGGTATTCTTAATTTAAATGAAATTCAAAAAAATGCCTACGATACTGGCAATACTTTAATTAAAAACACAATTGCAAGTGCACAAATTCCAAAAGATTTGTTACAAAATGTTCGTAATGTTGAAGATTTATTAAAGTCTGCAAGTGGTTCTAAATTAGGACAAAAATTTACTCAAGGTTTAGGATGGGTTTTTGAAAATCCAAAACTTGATGAATTGGTTAAAAATCTTGCACAAGTACAAGCTAGAAATGCGGCTGTTATGGGATTAGATAAAACTGATTCATCCCGTGAACTTAACGCTAAACTTAGCGGAAGTGAAAAAATTAGCCCAGAAGCATTAAAAGAAATTATGAAACAAATTAAAGCTGAATCTACAGCGGCTGAAATGTTTAATACAGGCTTGAATAAATTTATTGAAAAACGTGGTGACATTAACGGCAGGATTCAAGCGCAAAAATTTGAAAGCGCATGGAAAGAAAATTACGATCCACGTATTTTTCAAATACGAAATATTTCAACTTCTAACTTGTCTGAAAACGAAAAACATACTCGTATTCAAGAAATTACAAGCAAAATGACACCAAAAGAATTGGACAAGATTAAAGAAAAAAGTCAAGTTATTCATGATTTACATATAGGTAATTTTCAATAATGGAAGTCTTATCAATTGATTGGGGCGATCAAGACGTTGATCCATCGGCCAAGTATTTAAAGCGGCCTGAACGAGTTGCGCCCGTAAATACAAAAGTGCCAGTAAATGTTAACGCTGACATAGAAAACATCAATCCTGATTTAAAAGAACGTATTGCAGCATTAAACGCTGATTGGATGGCTAACAAGGAATTAAATCCTAAAGGCATACCGCTACCAATTACTAGTGGAAGAAGAACTAGGGAACAACAAGCTGCTGAATACAAAGCCAGAATGTCAGGATCAAAAAATACTGGTTTTATGGCAGTTAATCCTGACAAGTATCCAAACCGTGAATATTTTCATGAAGATGCCGTAGATATATTGCCTGGCATATTACCTGACGAATATTTAAATAAATTTGGCTTACATCGCCCATACGGTTCAAAAGATCCAGTTCACGTACAAATCAATCCAAAGGCACCGTGGGCTAAAGTTGATCAAGATATTACATTACCTGACGGTGAAGATGTTGACCCATCCGCAAAATATTTAAAAATTCAAAACGTTGCTACGGCACCAGCTAATGTTGTTGCGCCAGAAGTTACAGGCCAACTTGGTGAAGTAAAAAAAGAACTTCAAAATCAATATGCAAACGTTAAAAATGAATTAATTGCAGCAAAAAATACATTAAGCAATCCTGATTACTATACAAACCAATTACCTAAACAAGCTGCTGCTGCTGCTGATACTGCTATTGGAACTGTAGGTGGTTTAGTTAATTTTTATGGAACGCCAATAGCTAGATTGTTTGAAGACACTTCTAGCAAAGCAAAGCCACGTTCAGAAGCTGCAAAAGCTATATTTGGTCAAAGTGTTACGCCAAAAGAATTATTAGATAAGACAACGCAGTTATTTGATAAGCCGATTGGCAAAGCTTTTGGTATTACTAACGATCCAATGTATAACGCAGAGCCTTCACAACGGGCAATGAATTTTGTTAGTAAGAAAATTGAAAAAGGTGCTGATGCCATATCTAAAGAAACTGGTATGTCAAAAGCTGATGCAGAATGGTTTATAAATGCAGCAGCTATTAAAGCGGCACCAGTTGCAGCAAATGTTACTAAAAAAGTTTATCAAGGCGGCAAACAAACTTTGCAATCATCATTTGACGCATTAAAATCTAAAAAAGAAACGCCAATAAATGAAACACCAGCAGAAAATTTAAAACGTAATTTTGATGAAATAAAAAAACGTGAAGAATCACAACGTCAACCTTATGCAGAAGGTACGCTAACAGAAACGCCTGCTACCGAAAATGCGGCATTTGGATCAGCTAAACCAACAACGCCTGATGCGCCATTTACTGAAATTAAATATGCTGAAAATGGTTTGCCATTAGATGAACAATATGCCCGTGCTCAAACATTAAATAGAGTATTGGGATCAGATCATACGGCAGATTTAGCAGCTATTGAAGGTAAAGGTAAAGAACGTGCTACCAATTATGCTACATCAAACACAGATACGCCAATTGGTGGATTCTTAAAAGAAAAGTTTGCGGATGAACAAAAACGATTAGCTAATTATGCTGAACAACAAGTTAAAAATACTGGTGGAACTGTAGGTTTAGATGAAAGCACGGTTTACAAACGTGGTAATACAATCTTAAAACCATTACAAGGTTTAGAAAAGCATTTTGATGATGCTATTAGCAACATATATAAGGAACGGGATAATCTTGCTAAAGATATTCCAGTTGAAGCGCAAAATATTGCAAATGTTTTAAATGATGAATCATTAACTTTAGCTAATACAGAAACAATTGGTTTAACTAATATTGCTAAAGCAAGAATGAAGCAATTAAACATGATGGATAAAGATGGTAATTTATTACCAACTGATGCTAAAACTGCTGAAAATTTTCGTAAGTTTTTAAATGAAAATTGGGATCGTAAAAACGCTAATTTACATCGTCAATTAAAAGATGCGGTGGATGCAGATGTTTTGGCTAATATAGACCAAAGCACACCATTTTATAAAGAAGCCCGTGATTTAGTAGCATTACGTAAAAATACTTTAGATAATCCAAATGGCATATCTAGGATATTAGACGCTGAAGGTCCAAATAAAATTAATCGTAAAGTTCAGATAGAAAAAATAGCACAAAACATTGCTGATATGCCGGTGGATCAAATCAGCCATGTTATTGAAACTTTAAGAAATGTTCCTGAAAATTTACAACCACAAGCTGGTGCGGCTTTGGCAGAAATAAAAGCACAATTTGCTAATAATTTGGCTGCTAAAAAGACACCAAAACAAGTTACTGATTTTATGAAAGCAAATAGTGAGGTAATGAACAGATTATTTACGCCGGAAGAAATGAATAACTTCCGTGATTACCACAATGCGGTTCATATTTTGGCTACTGATACTGGTTACAAAGGCGCAGCAGTACAAAAAATCAACGTTGAACAAAAATTAGGTTCAAAAATTAAAGAACATTTAATTACTAAAGGTGGTGCAGTTGCCGCTGAAACTGTAACTGGCGGTGCTGGTATGGGTGTTCCAGCATTAGTAACGCATGAAATTTTAAGTGGCCGTGCGGCTACAAAACGTGCAAAAGCAGAAGCTAAAGCAGAACAACAAGCTTTAGAAAATACGCAAAAAAGGTTTGTTGATATTAAAGATTTAATTAAATAGGATAAACAATAATGGCATCAGTTCTTTTATCACCGGTTGGCAATGGCCAGCAATTCTTTGACAATAACGGGGTGCCATTATCTGGTGGATTAATTTATACCTACCAAGCTGGTTCTAGCACACCGTTAACTACGTACACAACAAACGCAGGTACAACGCCAAACACAAACCCAATTATTTTGGATGCGGCTGGCCGTTGCGCTAATGAAATATGGTTACAAACTGGGTATAGCTACAAGTTTGTTTTGCAAACTTCTGCTGGTGTAACTTTGCAAACGTTGGATAATCTTTACCCAATATTGCAAACATCAGCGGCAACAGTTGATCCATTTACTGTTGGTATGATTATGCTTTGGTCAGGATCAATTGGTTCTGTACCGTCAGGATGGGCATTATGTAATGGATCAAATGGAACGCCAGATTTACGTGATCGTTTTGTTGTTGCGGCTGGTTCTACTTATGCAGTTGGTGCAACTGGTGGTAGTGCTGATGCAATTGTTGTGTCGCATACACATACTGCAACTTCAGTTGTTACTGATGCTGGCCATATTCACACAGTACCACAACAAAATTCAGGTGCATTTGCTAATAATTCACCAATACCTGGTGGCAATGCTTCTGGTAGCACTTACACAACAAATACTGGTTCTGCAACAACTGGCATTACAGTAGCCACAACAAATGCAACTGCTGGCACAAGCGGCACCGGTGCAAACTTGCCACCGTATTACGCATTAGCGTACATCATGAAAACATGATGGTGAACGATATGTCATTTGAACTTGATCCAGTTAAATACGGCGTATTGTGGAATACCGTGGAAAATAACGAAAAAAAATTAGAGGAAATGAATAAGAAGATAGACAAGATGGAATCCAAATTAGAAGAATTATGCTATCTGGCAGAACGTGGCCGTGGTGGTTTTTGGATGGGAATGTTGTTTGTATCTGCTTTTAGTACAGGTGTTGGCTGGCTAATACATTGGTTTGGTAAAAATTAAGGTGCATCATGATCGACCCGATGACAATAGGGTTAGCTATACAAGGTGTAAAGCTAGTTGTTAATAGCATTAAATCTGCGGCTGACGAAGCAAAAGAAGCAGTTGATAGCATAAACGAATGTGTTGAATCGGGTAAAAAATTAGGCGAATCACTTTCACCTGTGAAGAAGTTTTTCACGGCTGCAAGCAAATACGAACTAGGTAGAAACAATTTAGAAGAAGCCAAAAAGGCACAAGATTTAGCCATAGCGGCTGGTGAGCCGGTAGCTGATCCAATATCTGATGCTGAATACGTCATGGAAATGATGGCTATGGATCGGGAAATTAAACAGTATTACGCCCAGATCAAACACATCATGATTTATCACTTTGATGAAAGTGGTATGTGGGATGAATTTTGGGAACGTTTAAGCCGATTACGCAGGGAACGTGAAGAAAAGGCTGAAGCTGCTAGAAAAGCGGCCACAGAAGCCAGATTAGCGTTGGCTGCTGAAAAGATGCGGAAACGCAGAGCCAGGGCAAAAACATTAAACCTAATTTACAACATTATTGGCGGTTTTGTAATTACATTTATTATCGGTGGTTTTGCTTGGTTTATTAAATGGATTTTTGATCAAAAGGGTTCGTTATGATGACATTATTTTCCACGCTGATTTCATTTTTATCAGGTGGCTTGCCAAAGTTACTTGATTTTTTCCAAGACAAATCCGACAAAAAACATGAACTTCAATTAGCCCAATTGCAGCTAGAACAGCAATTAAAATTGCAAGCTGCTGGCTATCAATCCCAAGAACATATTGAAGAAATTAAAACCCATCAAATAGAAATACAAAGTGCTGCTGATGAACGCCAGGCGTTGTATGCACACGATATTGCGATTGGACAAGGTGCCAGCCAATGGGTAATTAATATCCGTGCATCAGTACGGCCACTAATTACATTTGGTTTATTTGGTTTATTAGTGTTTGTAGATATATTTGGCTTTTACTATGCTATTCACACAAACGTGCCATTTGATGTTGCGCTAAATATTTTGTGGGATGATGAAACCCAAATTATTTGGGCATCAGTTGTAAGCTTTTGGTTTGGTACTCAAGCATTTAAAAAATGAAAATGTCAGCTAAAGGCCGGCAAGATGTTTGCCACCATGAAGGCGTAAGAAAAAAGCCTTATTTGGATAGCATTTTGTTGTGGACCACCGGCGTAGGCCATTTAATTGCGCCGATTGAACAACAGAAAATGACGTTGGATCAGCGCAAAGAAGCGAAGAAAGCTGGCAAGTTACCGTGCCCAGCGGAATGGAATAGGACATTAACTGATGCAGAAGTTGATCAAATATTGCAGGATGATTTGGCACGTTTTGAACGAGGCGTATTACGTTATTGCCCTGCTAATCTTACTCAAGGGCGGTTTGACGCTATGGTCAGTTTTGCATTTAACGCAGGGTTAGGCGCATTACAAAAATCTAGCATTAGAATGAAGCATAATCGTGGTGATTTTGACGGTGCTGCTGATGCTTTTTTGCTTTATAGGATGGCTGGTGGTAGGGTAGAACCAGGATTAGTTAGGCGCAGGAATGATGAACGTGCAATTTACTTAGGGGCATAAAATGGCTGACAAATTTTTCAAAGAAACAAAAAAACACGAAAAAGCTGAACACAAAGAAATGATGCAATTGCGTAGCGGCGTGTTTGAATTGAAAAAAGAATTGAAGAAACATGAAAGTGAGCCTATGAGTAAGGCTCACCGTAAAACTAAATAAGTTTAATTAACGGCTTTTCGTTTTCTTTTGTTTCCCTAGATAATTCCCAAGCCATGCGCCATATTGTTAGCGCAGTTGATCCTTCATAGGAAAAATCAGGGAAACGTTGAATAAAACAATCATCACAAATGTTGTTGTCTTTTGCTATCCATTTGCGCTCAATTTTTTTAGCAGGTTTTTTAGCAGTTTTCATGTAATTCTTTCTACTTTTGCTTTACGTAAAACTTGTTCATATTGTTTTTTTGCAACATCATCCAACCCACGTAATGGAAGATTTTGGTAATACCGCCATTTATCCCTAAATTCCTTTAGTTCTGATGGCGGCATCCAGCCTTTTAAACGCCACCGGATAGTCACATCGGTGCCTGGTGCTGTCCAAATATATTCATCCATTTAAACCCCTAATATCGGTACTTAGGCATACAAGTTACTTCAATTGGTATATCAGCACTAAAGCCATTAATTGATCGTTTAGTAGTAATTACATGGGCACGTAATCCTGCACCCTCACATTCAGTAACGCCGTTAATAATTTCATTTCTTGATAAGCCGGCAACTTGTTTATCCAATACTAATTGTTGGGTAGGTGCTTGGCTATAAACGGTGCCAGGCGTTGAACAGCCAGTTAAGAATAATGCAGCAAGTACAGCAGCCACAAATATAATGCCGGTTAAAGCTTCATTGGCTACATATTTATAATCAATTTTGTCATGATTTGCTTGTTCTGCAAACGTTTTGGTATTGTCTAATTCATGTGTCCAAACTGCTTGTGATTTTTGTTTACGGTTCATTTTTTATTCCTTTATTTATCACCGCAACATTGCGGTAGAGTTAATATACTAAAGATTGCTTTACGTGTAAATAAGAAAAAGCCTAAATTTGGCAACTATTGCAAATTGGGCAGAAACTGGAAAAATTCCCAAATTGTTGCATCCTCTACTGTCCAGTTAACGGCTTTATAAAATGGTGGGATACTCGCTTCACTATCATAAATGCCGCTGGTAAGAAAGGCCGGCATACGCCATCCAGGTATAGCATCCGCTTTTTCCCGTGAATCAAGAATGATTGTTCTTCAATTGCCAAAACTCTAGCAATTTTGTAAACATCAGCCAATAACGATCTAAGTTAATTGGATCATGTTCAATCAATTTAACGCCAGTAAACACTACGTTGCCGCCAACCATTTTGTAGCCAACAAACACATTGGCACATCTAGCCTTTGGCATTTTGAAGCCTTCACGATATGCGGCCAACTGCATACCATGTTCCGCATAAACATCAGCCGTAGAAATATCTTCTGTTTCTTTGGTTTTGAAGTCAATGCAAACGCCATCAAAATTAAGCGAAGCTTGGGCTATTAAATCGGCTTTACCGCCGTATCCAAGCGGATGGGCAAAGGATACTTCAGGCACGTACAAAAGCTTCCCAAAATGCGCTTCTACGGCTTCCCTGACCGGTTCACACATAGCTGCATATTCAGGCACTACTTTACCCTCAAAGTATTCTTGAATAATTGCGTGAATAGCAGTTCCACGTTCAGCAGCTACACGGCCAGTTTGTTTAGAATCCATCATTACCCGTTCTAGCCAGTTTTCTTCAGATTCACTTTCTTGGCGGGGCAGGGTTAACGCAGCCAACAATACTTGCTGCTGCTTCCAAGTATCCAAACCTGGCTTGGCGGCCACGTTCAAGATACCGGAAACACTAGGCACCAAATCATGGGATCGGGCATCACGTAGCGTTGTATTGCGGGGTTGGCCATTTTTACCAATTACTGTATAGGCTGGGCTACCATCACGCCCGTACCAATGGCCAGATTCAGATTGACGTTCTTTAATTATCATTTTTTGGCTTCCTTCCACGTTTTGCTTGGAGTTCTGCAACTGCTTCCGATATTTCACATATCTTAGATACATATTCACCGCACCAATCATGCTGCGTTTTGTTTTGGACTATGGGGTAGCGTTTGCAAACCCCATATTGATCGTTAGCGGTACCAGCAAACCATTTACATTCAATACATTTCATTTAATTTCCTTATGTCTTTGTTTGTGGCATGGCTGACATAGCCACATAACATTTAAAGGTTCATCATAATTTTCATGATGCGCCAGACTTTTTTTAGAACCACATCTAATACAAGGCAAACGAATTAAAGTTCCTTTTTTAACGGCACGAGTAACTGCGTTATGGCATTGCAATCTACGTTTATCTGCTTGATACCACGCTTTAGAAATTTCACTAGCAATTTTCATGCGTTCAGAATTTTTACTTCTAATTCTGTCGTATTCCCTAATTCGTTCTATGTTTTTGATGCGATGTTCCAAAGCATCTTTTTTAGTACATTTTTTGCATTTATTTAAATAACCGTCAGCCATTGCTGCGTGTTTATAAAATTCAGTTAATGGCGTAACGGTATGGCATTTAAAGCATTTTTTGGAATGAATCATGTTGTATATCCTTGCCTAGAAATACAACCATTATAGACCCATTCTAATTAAAAGGTATATCATCATCCATTTCTTCCATTGGTGAGGAAGAAACAGGTGGTGAATTAGGTTCAAAAATGTTGCGGTATTCAGCGGATTTTCTGATTACGCCTTGTAAGCCTTCTGAAAGCTTTTCAAACTTACCTTGATCAAATTGGTCTAGCGTAAAAATCATCAGTTCGTTAATACCTTTTGGTTCGCCTAATTTTTTAAGCGCAGAAGGTACTTGGCTAATGCTAGAAATGTTGGCGTATTGTTTGCCATCATGTTCTGTATGCGTAATGGATACCATGCAAAATTTGCCTAGCAACACTTCTAGGTTAAAACCATCTAGTTCTTCTTGGGTAAACGCACGGCCACGCCAAGCTTCCAAATCTTTACGCAATGTAGCCTTTTCATCTAAAGACAATGTATAGCGTTTGGACACAACTAATGGCTTACCGTCATTGGTTAACAATGGCTGGCCATCATTATCTTCACCATGCAATTCAAACATTGCAATGATTTTGCGCTGCATTTTTTTCTTACCCATCCATTCGGTGGTTTGGGTGCCAATATCGATTAAACGATATAAACGTGCGCTAAAGCTACCTGCTGGTGGTAATTTAAAATCGCTATTTGTACTGTTTTGACGGGCTACGATCATTTTTTTTCCTTAATTAAGTTATTTGTTGCATCAATAAAAATGTCACGCAAAAGCCGTTTTTGCGCTTCTGCTTTAATTTGAGTTAATGATTTTTTTGGCATACCGCAAGAGTGGCGAAGTAACGCTATTTCTTCATCATCCAACGGCTCTGCACGTTCCAATGCGCCAAATATTTCTTCAAGCCGAAATTCGGTTTGAACCTGGTCATTGTATTGGTCTAAATAGTCTTGTTCCATATCGTATTTGAATTCCATTTTTTTTCCTTTGTTACTCACGGCAACATTGCCGTAATTAAGAATGTAAAGTAAGATTGAACCAATGTAAAGAAATATTTAGTAAAAGATGAAAATAAATGACTGATCGTGAACTATTACAGCAAGCGTTGGATGCGTTGATTTCCGTATGGAACATGGACAAAACAACAAAACAAGTTGAAACAATACAAGCAATTAAAGCCAGACTAGCGCAGCCTGAATCATTGCTTAATTCCGTTCATTGTCAATGCGGGGCATCATGGACTTATGAAAACGGTGCGTTAAATTACAAACCATTTAAGGATGAAAATAAATGACGGATGCACAAATAATTGATTTGTTGGGTAGGCCAGCAAAAGTGGCCAAGATATGCGGCGTATCGGTTCAGGCTGTATGCCAATGGCGCAACAATAACGCTATTCCGGCGGCACCATTAATGATGATAGCCGCCACGATAGAAAAAGAAACAAACGGCAAAGTAAGCAGAAAAAAGCTTTTTCCAAATAATTGGCATTTAATTTGGCCGGAGTTGTTTATTCCGTAAATTATGATATATTTATGTTGTTGAGGAATTAGACACTCGATGATATTAGGCTTTAGCGGCAATTTTGTGGGTTTAGGAAAATAAATAGAACGTTTTCTTAAGCCGTCTAATCACAGAGTTGCCACTAAAGCCTTTTTTTATTGCCGATCCTATTCTTCATCCGTACTTCCCACGATAGCAAAGCGGTTAGATCGCCGGCTGGAAAGAATAGATTGGCCTACCTGCACCCGGTATGAGCCACGTAGGCTTAAATGGGCACTACACAAGTTTTAAGGGCAAGTGGTGATAGACAACCCTTTAAACGATTGAACATTATCCTCGGAAGCATTAGTTCAGGACTGCAAGCTTGTTCTTGAATGGATGGTGGGCTTATCACCCTTGGGGAACCTATTGTCAAAAATAAACCAAAATAAAAATAAATAGTTTTTTTTGCACAAATTTCTTTACATCTAAAGAATTCTTTAGTAAAGTTCTCTTTACCGAATGTTCGGTGATAAACAAGGGGATAAAAATGATGGATTGCAACTGGTTAGTAAAGTTAGCCGTATCACAACAAAAAGCATTAGTAAAACTTGGTTACACAGTTCAACAAGTAAATGCTATGAGCCTGGAAGATTCCACCCAAGAATTAAAAAAACTTGGTTACGATTTCAAATCAAATTCACCATTTAAAAACAAGTAATCATGATTCAGTACGGAATACTTGATGATGAAGGCGTTGTAGTGCGGTGGGTTTGGTGTAAGCCAGACTACCCGCACATCACCCGCAAAATTATTCGCAAACGCAAACCAAAGCTAGATTTATCTAAATTTGAAGCTGCGCCATTTTGAGGAACCACAAATGTCATTTGAAATCTTTTGGGATAAGTACCCACGCAAAGTAGCTAAACGTGCAGCCAGGGCAGTATTTGATCGTATGTCAGCCGAAGATAAAGCAATGGCCATTGATGCCATAGACAAACATTGCAAGCATTGGAAGCTGCAAAACACCGAACTAGAGTTTATTCCCCACGCCACAACCTGGTTACGCCAAGGCCGGTTTGAAGATGAAATAGTGATCCAAGTAGTTAAGGGCAAAGAATGGTTTGAAACTGCTACTGGAGTGCGTGAAAAGGGCAAAGAACTTGGTTTGTATGAAGAACATTTTGATCAGTTTCACCAATTTAGGGATGCGGTGTTTGCTGCTGCTAAAAGTGGGAAGGTAGTAAATGTCAAATTTGGTTGATACGTATAGCGAAGAATATCGGCACCAATGTGAAGTGCGGCAAATTTTACGGTGGCGATTTGAAGATCGTAACAAAGCAATGGCACATATAGAACGAGTGCGTAAACAAAGGGGTGATCCGGCAGCCAAGCAATTAGAAAATGATGCTAGGTCACAATGGAACAAAGGAAACAGAGGAATAAAAGGTGAATGGAAATGATTTTAGCAAAAAAATTTGAGGGTGAATTGTGGATAAAAGCAGAACACCATCATCAAGCAGTTAAACAAGCAGTTGAAGTAGAACGTGAAGCGTGTGCAAAGGTGTGTGATAAGAAAATGGAAAATCATGGCTGGGATGAATATATTGACGATATTGCTGATGAAATACGAGCAAGGGGGCAGGAATGACTAAAGATGACATTATCCGCATGGCTAAAGAAGTTGGTATTCGTTTGATGGGCGATGGTTTTGGAAAGCCAGATAGAACAGATGTATGGGCTACACAAGATGAGTTTGAGTGCTTCGCCAACCTAGTCGCTGCTGCCGAGCGTGAAGCGTGTGCGAAGTTGTGTGATGACTTTGATGATGACGTTGTTGACGGTTTTGCTGGCTGGCAATACGGCGAAGCTATCCGAGCAAGGGGGCAGGAATGAAATATCTAATGATTGTTTTATTGTTGAATGGGTGCGGAGTTATTGATGATACAGATAAATACAAGTGTATTGATCATAAGCAGTTTGTAAAACGCAAAACAATATGGATTGAAAATCTTTACGCACCACCATGCCGTTCTTTAGATGAAGTTAAATGACATATAGATATTCTATCAGAGCAAGGGGGCAGCAATGAGTTTAGAAAAGTTAAGTGATGGCAGAGTTGAATCAGCATTAATTTATTTATCATCAACTGATGAAGAACACGCAGAATTATCTGGCGAAGTTAAGCGGCTAGAAGAACTGATTAAACAGGCCAAGAGCCACGCATTTTTATTATCTAGCGGTACGGTAGCAGAACGTGAAGCGCAAGCTATTGATAGCCCATCATACAAGAACGCAGTTGATGAATGGGTAGGGGCTTACAAAGAATTTAAGACGCTAGAAAACAAACGGATGCACGAAATTCGCATAACTGAAATTTGGCAAACGTTATCGGCTAACCGTAGAAAGGGTTCAATATGATGGATTTCTTTGCATTTTTCTTGATGTTAACTGGCGTTGCTTGCTGGGTATTAGTTGGCGCAATTATTGTTTACATTTGGATGAATAGTGATGATTAAATTTTACGGAAGTTTAGCCATTGGTTTAATCGTCATATTGTTAATAGTCCATTCATTACAAAACATTAAAGATTCTGCTTATCAACGTGGTTATGCGGCTGGTGCTGATTCATTATCTGAAAACCACGTAAATGAAATTTGTATGCAATGGTTATTTCAATCAGATTTAGAAAAAGCTAGAAGAAAGGTATGCGGCAAATGAAAGCATTTCCACACAATAATGGAAGCGAAAAAATAATGGATTACTTACAAAACGCTAAAGATTACGCATCTATGTGGGCTATTGACGCTAAAGGTAAATATGAATTTACTTTTGATGAAATAGGTTTGGAATATTTTCTTGATTCTATTGGTTTGCCAATGCCGCAAAAAGAATGGAAAAATTTAAGCCCAGTTGATTATTGGAAGTTAGTTCAAAAAGCAAAAACGGTTCATGAAGTTGTTGAAGAAGTTGAAAAAATATTAAAGGGGCAAAATGGAAACTAAATTTTGCACAACTTGCCAGCAACACAAGCCATTGTTTGGTGGCGTACAAAAGCAATCAAGATTTAGGGGCTGGCGTTGCAAGCAATGCGCTGAACACAAATCAGAAAGTATTTATAAAAGCCAAGGAAGAAAAAGGGATCAAAAACATGGATAACTATTCAGGACCATTTTTAACATTACATAGATTATGCAAAGATTTTTATGAAGCCACAATGCAGGGCGAGTTTGCTAGGGCTTATGAAATATCGTTAGACATTACAGAAATGGCGCAAAAGCTAGAAGATTTTGCAAAGGGTTTGCGTGATGCCTATACGGATTAATCTTACAGAAGATGAAATGCTAATGGCAGCCCAGCAAGCCACGTTAAGAATTCTACAATGCAAACGTGATAGTAAACGCCACAGATACGGTGCCAAAGATACTGAAACTTGGCAAATGGGTATTGAAGGCGCAATGGGTGAAATGGTAATTGCCAAGCATTTTGGAATATTCTGGGGCAAAGGCACGTATGGTTCGGATGATGTAGGTCCATACGAAGTACGCCAAACGCCGTTGGCACATGGCAGTTTGATCGTTCATCCTACTGACAAAGATGAAAAGCGTTATTACTTAGTTACTGGAATACTTGGCAATTATGTGATCCGTGGCTATATGTTTGCCAAAGATGCTAAACAACCAAAGTATTGGAATGATCCATCCGGTAAAAATAGACCGGCTTATTTTGTGCCACAATCAGATTTGATTGATGAATTCGTAATGGCACAGTAAATGACTAAAGCTGAAAAAGAACATTATGCAAAGCTTGCAAGATTGGGCTGTATCTTATGCCGACAGATTGACGTTAGAAACATTGAAGATTCACCCACGGAAATCCATCACATTAGGCGATACGGTGGCAAACGATCCGTTGCCCCAACAATCCCTTTGTGCGCATGGCACCACCGACTTGATTCCCGTACCAGTATTCACGGACTTGGCCATAAAGGATTTACCAAGTTTTGGGGATTTTCAGAAGAAGATTTGCTTGAAAAGACGAATCAATTATTAAATGACAATAGTTAAACTTCCATATCCACCTAGCACTAACACTTATTGGCGCAACTTCCGTGGCAACACGGTATTAAGCAAAGCCGGCCGTGAATTTAAAACTACGGTATCTGAATGTGTAATAGCGCAGAACATACCTAAATTTGGCGATCAGCGGCTTGCTGTAACGTTATTGCTTTATCCACGTTCAAAGGTGGTAACTGATTTGGATAATCGCTTAAAAGCGGTTTTGGATGGTTTAGAGGATGCCGGCGTATATGACAATGATGGCCAAATTGACATTTTGACTATCCATCGTAAAGAACAGCGCAAGGGCGGCGGCGTTGATGTAATGATAGAAGTAATTTAGTATTGACAAGGTAGTAAAATAGCGGAAAATGTAGTTTGTAACCCCCCATCACTTTGGAGAACTTAACATGGGCAAAATGGATTCAATGAAGGGCGTAACTTCAACAACTGGCGCAACCGCACCTAAAGGCGCAACTTCTGCTGACACTTCCGGCGAGCGCAAAGGCAAGCTGGTAGGCGGCGTTGCTATGGGCAAAGAAGATATGACCGGTGCTGACAAACAGTTCAACACAGGCCGTACTGGTGGCATTTGCTACGAACACACCCGTTCTGCATACAAAGCAGAAGATAAAGAATAAATCAGTAATAAACGAAAACCCCTAGCCGTGAAGGGTACTAGGGGCTTTCTAACCACTACAAGTAAACGGAGAACTTGCAATGGCTGATGCCAATTTTATACTTAAACCGCTGGCTGACAAAATAGTTGTCAAGCCGGATGTTCGTGTTTTAAGTTCAGTTATTCATGTATCTAACAAAGAACATGACAATATGGGTACGGTGGTAGCCGTAGGATTAGGCAAAAAAGTAGGAAACCGCCGTGAACCCATGCCAGTACAAGTAGGCGAACACGTAAGATTTGGCACTATGAGTGACGATCCGAAAGCCGAATATCTAAAATATCAAGAATACTTTACTAATGGCGAACGTTATCTGATAATGTCTTGGCAAGACGTATGCTTTGTTACAGGACAACACAATGATCAAACGACTAATTAGCTGGGCTTTGCATTTCTTTGAGCCGCACAAGCAGCCAGAACCAGAAGTTATTGAAATTATCCGGCCTATGCCCCAAGTTAAACGGGCAAGACCAAAAAAATCATTTGCAAAAGTAAAAACAGCAAAGGAAAAACAAATGGCTAAACAAGGTTTGTATGCAAACATTCACGCCAAACAAGAACGTATTGAACGTGAAAAGGCTGAAGGCAAGCCAGTAGAAAAGATGCGTAAGCCTGGCACCAAAGGCGCACCAACAAAAGAAGCATTTACTCAATCGGCCAAAACAGCGAAAAAGGTGAAATGATGCCATTAAAGAAATCCACTAGTGATAAAGCCTTTAAGGAAAACATAAAGGCAGAAGTAAAAGCCGGTAAACCGGTTAAGCAAGCCGTAGCTATTAGCTATGCGGTAAAAAAAGAAGCCGCAGCTAAAAAAGCTAAAAAATAAAGGAATTATGTAATGCCATTGCTTTCTGACATTTACAACGCTATTGATTCATTTAAACGGCAGGGATCAAATTTTATTAAAAATCCCAAATCTGAATTAAATGAAATGTTGTCATTAACAAATGACAGGGCAAAAGGATTTAATAAGCTTCAAAAAGAAGCTACTGCTGAAGGGATGGAATATGGCCCTAAAACGCAAGAAATGGCGCAACAAATGGCTGAATCTTATGCGCCAGGAGGAATTACTGTTTATCACGGATCGCCTTACAAATTTGTAAAATTTGACACGGCAAAGATGGGAACTGGCGAAGGGCAACAAATAATTGCGCCAGGCGTTTATATGGCTGAAAACAAAGATTTTGCTAAAAG